GTTTTGACCGCGGAGCAGGAGCTTGCGGAGTTTCTTCCTCACTCTCACTTTCCTCCGACTCTGATTCTTCAGACTCTTCGGATTCGCTGGAGGGTATATCATCAACCACTGGTTCATCGACTTTACTGGCTTCTTCTTCGGCTTTCTTTGCTCGTCGGCGCTCATTTGTTTGTTGTTGTTTGATTCGTAATTTCTCGCGAAAACTTGGTTCTTTCATCTTCTCGGCATATAGTTCGCGTTGTCTGGCTTTTCGTATCTCATAGGCTGATAGTTGGCCACTATAGGATTGTTGAACACTTTTCGGAACCAAAGAGTCCATCTCTTTTCTCATCTTGGCATAATGTAAAAATTCTTCCTTTGTTAGGGCATCGAATCCGACAGGTTTAGGCATATCTTTATTATATATACTAAAAAAAGATATTAAAAAAAACTTTCTAATAAATGACAACGATTCGATCACCTTCGAATTATACCATTAACCCCCTCGGGGCTAATAACATATTGATTGGCCAATATGATAATGTTCTCCAATATGCAACAGCGATAATTACTTGTAAAGGAGATCAAGATATGGAGTTGACTCTCTACCAGACAATTGATAAAATAACAGTAGATGAAACGACCTATCTAATTCACGCTGGAATTCAGGAGGAGATTATTATTAACCTCAAATATCCCTTCATAAAATCAACTCTTCGGAATATGACAAGCGTAGATCAGACCTATCTTAACTATGAGATATTGTATAGACAATCTCCCGTTGCGATTCCACTATCCGCAAATGTTCCAAGTAATATTTTCGATAGCGTAGGAGACCCGATTAGCGCGGAAGGCGGAATTCTTAAGGCTCGGCTTTATGATCCATCGGGAAATATGTATACTAATGCAAACCCGCTAATTGTTGGTGGAAATCTGAATATGTATGATTCATATGGACACCAAATACAAGCAGTAAATAACTGTATGCAAACGGCAATCTATGATGGAGCCGGTATTTCTATTGGATCTACTGGAAATGCATTAGATGTTAATATTAAATCGAATACAATAGGGTTGGCGCTTGAGTCGAGTATTCAAACTCTAATTAATCAGAATCTTAATAATGGTGGTGCTCTCTGGAATGGAGCAACTGGAATTGCAAACAATGTAATATCTGATGTCATAGATTTGACGCAAAAGTCAAGCATAATTTACTCCTTCTTCGGTAGCTGTGTTCCGGACACGGTGGATACCGACTCTCCGTCTATTCTCATTCAATACTCCGGAGATGGAACAACGTGGTTTCCTTCGCCAAATACTATTGGGTTAGGGGTAAACGGTGGTAATTTCGCAATAGATGTTATTTCTGGTGCGGGTTATGTTTCAGCTGTAGTGACTGGACTTACAACTACTTGTGCGATTACTCTAATTCTTAATCATATCTAATTAGTTAAAAATCTAATGCGCTCCCATAGATTAGCCGATCGCCCCATCCGGCTAAATCCGTTATTCCTGTTAATGCTTTCTTAGTGAAAGATGATAGACCTTCATTTAGTGTTTTAGTATCCTGAAATAAAAACTTTTCAAGATCGGGGTTCATTCTCATTAACCCATTTGCCTTCATCATTATCTCAATCCATTGACCACAGTTCTTCGTTAGGGGGTCATATTGAAAGAAGTTATTCGGGTCTGTGCTTGCTTTTCCAGCGTCCATAAAACCTTTCAAGGTTAGAGTTTCCGGAATCTGAACAGGAAAGATTACGGCATTTTTTCTATCATTGGTAGAAAAGGGGTTAAGTTGTATAACTTGATTCTTTTCAAGAATAAAATCTTGTGTTCCTTGACCATCTGGCGATATAATAATTACTCTCATAAAAATATGAAATAGGTCATCTGGTCGTGTCTTAAGAATCTTATTGAATTGTCCAAGAGATATAATGTTAGTTAATGTTTTTACCGCTCCTGCTAATGGTTGCTTCATCACAAATATTTTTAGTATTCTCCATCCTCCAAACTTCTGGAGAAAATCGCGGATACTTGGACTCCAGTCTAGCCGGACAGTTGTAGGAATGCCGGTAAATTTACCGATAGCCTTTTTAGCCACTCCCGCTACTCGTGAAACGAAATCAAATAATCCAGCTCCCGTAATGTCTTCGGGATCTCTGTTATGCCACGACTTTGTAATAACTCCCATCTTCTCTTTGTGATTGAGATGTTCCAAGTCTGGATGTTTTAACATCAAACTTCGATATTGGTTGTAATAACTCATTTATTATAAGACTTTATAATAAAACTTATTCGATTCTGATATCAACGCTTTGGTCATTCGCAAGTGCTGATAATGCTTCTCTCAAATCTGGCTTTTCATACATCACCCATCGAACCCAAAATTCAGGATTACGGAAGTCATTCCATTTTTCAGAATCACGTCGTTTATGATTTAGGATCCACAAGTCCCGGGATTCTTTTAATTTATGGTCGGTATAATCGGGCAAATTCTTCGCTCCGAAATGAATAGTTCTACCCCAAGGAGTTTTAACTGCATACTTTTTATTATAACGATTTGATTCTGTTAAATAATATACACTCATTTATTTAATAACTGATTTTATTTTTCTTAAATAAGAATTATTATTTTTAGTCGTCAACATCTCCATCGGCGATACCCTTAAGATTTGTCTTCAAATAATCCTTAGAGACATCGACGCTATGAATAAATTTCTTGGCAAATGCTAAATCATCGTTTTGAGTATGAAGACCATTTTTATAGTAGTCAGAGATTTGAATACTTCTGATAAGATTAGGAGTCATCCGCTTTCCTAATACGTGTTCCGTTGCATTCTGAATAACATCGTTAAAATTGGCTTTAGAGAACTCTTTACCATTTGCCATTGTAAAAACAAACTCACCCGGTTGTCCATTGTAGAACTTAACATAGTCATTAAAAATCTTTCGGACTTCTGGAGTAAAGTCGAATCTTAGACAATCACCATATGTATTACGAGTCTTATAAAAGCACCACACCATATCGACAACACAACCTAACTTATCAAGGGTGATATAGTTGAAGTTCTTATTAATATCCTTGGGTTTCTTGGTAATTGAAACGTATTTTAGCAAAGCCAAATCACCACCGCGAGGAACTAGATTATTACTAAAGAATAACATCGTAATCAACTTATCGGCTAAATCCTCAGGAGTCTTGACAACAAAATCGTTAATCTTCTGTCGGATTTCCGAGAGCGGGAGACTATCATCAACTTGTTTTTCAGAACCTTTATTGTTTCGTCGAATGTCATACTCGTCATTTTTAAAGCGAGACATTGCCTTAAGATACGTATCAATTACCGATTGGTCGGCTCCTATATGCTTAAGAAGTTTAATAACTCCAGATAGATAATCTTTCTTTGCCGAGAGAGTCGAGCGGTCAATACACGCGATAACATTCTCAGGATCAAGTAGCCACCGATGGTCGCCATTCCAACCGTGGCCGAGACATTCAATACATAATCTCTCAATCTTTCCTACATAATTAGTGACTGTAGATGCAGATAATGGCTTATCGAACCGGCTAATAACACTATGGGTAAACAAGTCCTTAAGGGCTTGAATTGCTTCGGGATTCCGTTTAACATCTTTAAAAGACTCACGTGTTTTATACGTTTGTTTTCTTGAAGATGGATTCATTTATTTAGTATATTATTTTTTATTGTTAATATATTTTATCAAGAATTAATATCTATTATTGAAAAGATAGATAACAATAATATAAATAGATAAGTATTGTTAATATCTATATATGAATATTGATAGTATATATGGTATTATATATAGCATATTATGGGCTTAATTATAAATTTATAATTAATAGGGGTATTCTGTATATGATTAATACTATAGATATTAATAATACTTGTATATAGATATTATAGATATTCATCTATCAATATTATTGTTATCTATGTTTATCTAGTCAATATCTATTTTCAATAATAGATATTAATTCTTGATATATTTTATTAAAATACCACCAATAAATGACTGAATGCGAAGAGGAATGTGAATGTTGTGGAGATATTATAGATTATGATGACTGGTTCTGGGAAGACGAATACCATCTATGTTTAATTTGTTTATCTAATGCTCAGATGTATATCGGAGGTAGTTAAACATCTCACGGGTCAAAATAAAAAGTCGAAGGCGTTCACGGAAGCTTAGAAGCACCTGTCACGTCTTCAAGATAGGATGTTATGTTATTTAACAAAACAAGTGTGAGTAGACAGGCGTCATTGTCAGATTGTTGCAAATAAGGCGCTGAATTTGTCTTGAATATTGCGTGAAATTGCGCTAAACTAAGGTTTCTAAATTTACAGAACAACATCGCCCATCGTCCACACGTGCTTACTCCGTGTTCCTTGGATTGATAGTCTACATTATTATGTTCCCAATCTACATTTTGAAAGAGATTGATAATATATTTTGGAAGTGGTTTATCGAAAGGTGTGAACTTCAATTCAGATGTTGGAGTCAGGGAGTAGGAATCGCAGTATCTATATTTGCCTGTCTTATCATTCTGAGTTATGGCGATATAGTGCCCATCTGTTTTACTCGATACTTGAAGGAGAATAACAGCATAGCCAAAACCTTGTAATAGTTGTTTGAGACTTTTATATTTTCCAAGATCGGAGTATAGAATAGGTGGCCTACCAATTCCTATTTCAATCTCTTCACCGGTTAAATCCCTCATTTTGAAGTGCTTAACGATAGTTTCTAAACTCATTTATTAATAAGAAAAAATTATTAATAATATTCGTATTAATAAATGACAACAAGAGAAGATCGTATATATTTTCCCAAAAAGACCGGTCTTAAAAAGATTAAGAACTTGGCAGTTGGAAAGGCAGGCGAACGAGTCCGAAATGCCCCACCCGTAAAAGGTAAAAAGGTAAAAGACCTTTCGACAACAAAAGTTTCAACAGTTAAAGTCACTCCGGCAGAAGTAAGACAATACATCGCAAACCCCGCTAAATTCAAAGGAAGTTCAGAAGACTTTTTAGAAGCATTGGAAGCAGGAGCTGATAAGATAATGGAGGATCAGGCTAAAATTGATAAGGAACGTTTAGACAGAATCGAGAGAGAGAAAGCCGAACGTGAGGCTCCAAAAGTTGAACCTTTGAGGATTGAGGAAGGACGACGAGGACGACCAATTGGAAAAACTCCACTTGTTCCATTGGCAAGCGGGGCTATGTCAGCAGTGGGTGAGGGAATGACTGCAAGAGAATTAAAAGAAGCTCTTAAGGAACGAGGAGTAAAAGGAATGAGCGGAAAAAAGAAAGAGGATCTTGTTAAAGCTTATGCCGAGGTGGTAGATTCGGAGATGAGAGAACCTGCTCCATTAGCAATTGAAGACTTTCACGAAGAAGCCCCAGTAAGCCCGAAAAAGAAGGGCAAAAAGGCTAAGAAAGCGGAGGCATTTGCAGAAATCGAGTTTGCGGAAGATCCGGCTATTGCAGAATTGGAAGACCACCTTCAAGAGTTATCGGCGATAGATGTTGAACCTCAGGCAGAAGCACAAAAACGTGCTGTTATCAATGAACTCAATACACGAATTCGTGATATGAAACGAGCAGATGCAGAGAGAGAAAGAGATGAACTCCATAGGCCACAACGGGAAGTAGAAGAGCTCACAGCTCGTCAAGAGGCAGAGTATAAAGAACAGCAAAGACAGCGACTTGCTGATATTCAGTCTGGACGTGAGGAAATAGAAAAACGCAATGCTTCTAAACGAGAGATGGAAGAGCACGCCAGAGAAAGAGAAGAGGCAATGCGTAAATATGACCTTCAACAAAGAGCCGATGTAGCTTTTGGAAATTTGGCGAGAGAACAGGCCGAAGATTTAAACCCCTATTCAGAGTATCAAAGAGGAAAAAGAGATGTTAAACGTCAGGTTCTCCCTTCGTTTGAATCAAACATAGGGAGAGAAGCACCAAGCCAAGAGGAGGATTTAAGCTACGAATCAAAATATCAACAAGGACGGCGAGATATCCAACATCAAATGGCTAAGATATATACCCCATATCAAGTGTCTCGAGACTATCCGGACAAACAATTTGAGGAGGATCGGGCATCTCGAAGAATAACAAATGTTCCCCGAAATGTTGTTGACAAAATGAAACCTGAAAATAGAGAATCAAATCCGTATCGGGAAGTGGAGATGTCAGGAGAAGCCCCATATACTCCTCACGTGGAGCCTCCAATGGACACAGGGTCGGGACTTAACATCGATAGAATTCACGGGCGCGGTTTCTTTTCAAGCTTACTTAGCCACGGCAAAAAAGCTATCGAATTCGCCAAAAAGGCTAAGGAAGTTTACGACACTGGAAAGAAAGTCTATAATGAGACGCCAGCCCTTCAATCTGCCGTAAAGGGAATTTATGCATCATCTCCAGCTATTCAGAATGCTGTTCAATCAATCGCTCAGAAAGTATCCGGAGGGGGTTATTATGCTACTCGTGGCGTTGGACGACCTTCAAAAGAGATGTATGAGGTATCCCACGGCATCAATAGTCATAATCACCTTAAGAAGTTCATTAAACTCTCTCAGAAGGAACAGGCCGGCCATTATCTTGGCGCGAAGTCTGCGAAAGCCCTTAATGAGTATAAGAAAATAAACGGTGCTGGATTCTTTGACTCTCTATGGTCTGGAATTAAAAAGGGTGTTGGACTTGTAGGCGATAATATGGACACGATTAAACAAGTCTACGGAAAGAAGGATGAGATTTTAGGACACGTTAACACTGCCCGTAAATTGTTAGGTGTGTGAGTTCATTTTTATTTTTGAAAATAAAAATCGAAGAGATTAGACTCCCAGAGCTCCAATAGTAGGAACGCCAAGCTTATCAGCAAGTTGAGAGACTCCAAATCCAAACACTGGATCTATTTTAGAAGCCAATCGAAATGGTGCAGTAAGTCCCGATGTGAAGATTCCAAGCCCCTCTTTGAGTTTATCAAAGAAACCGGCGCCGTGAACCTTATCAGTAATCTTCCGAATTCTTTTAACTGCCCGTTGATGAGTTTTAAAATCTATGGCTCCACCTTTAAAAAGTCTTCCAAGAAGATGACTTGCAAGTGTTAGAGATGCCTTAGGATCTGATTTAAATACGTTAAGAAAGTCGTGGCCAATCTTTCCCATTGCCCCAACACCAGCATTAACTAAATGGTTTGCTATTCCTTGAACATTAATATCTCCGAAAGCTCCACCGTGGATACCTGCCGACCCTCCTCTTTGAAGGTAATATAATTCTGTTGGCCGAGCAACGTGTGCAACGCTTCCGTGGTATCCGTGTGGAGCCAATGACTGAAACATTCTGAGATTTTGAGCGCTCTCAGCCTCTTCGCCACTCCATCCAGCTGGCACTATCATTCTATCTCTCGAAACACCAGACCACGCATCATAAGGGCGATTGTATATTGGATGTTTATCTCCGATTTTGGTATCTTGACGAGCATAAACTTTTTGCATTTATTATATGGAAATAATAAATCTTTCTTTTTTAAAGACCTAAGAGATTGGCAAAAGGGATAATGGAGCCAAGCAGACCCCCACCCTTCGCCATCTTTTTACATCTCTTCAACTTACCACCAGAGACAGCGCCTCCGGAAATAGCCCCACCTTTATACATCTTGGAGAGAGCCCCGAGACGTTCCTTATTCGGAAGGTGTTTAACTTTAGCATAGTGCGTTTTGACGAAATCAGTCCAAGCACTCATTTTATTATAAGAAGACTTATAATAAAATTTTTTTTAATTTATATAGGTAATTTTAGATAACGATTTAACTTAAGCATTTACTTCTTCTTTTTGTGGATGCCAGCACCGGTCAAAATGCCACCAGTAGCATCTCGGGCTTTCTGAACAACAGCCTTAAACGTAGGGTCTTCGGCAAGACTCTGGATACCCCGAGCAGTGGAGTTGATAACCGATTTGGCGGTGCCCCACAGAGAACCTCCGTATTCCTTGGGGTCTACAGCACCCTCTGGAATGTAAGAATCGCCAGACTTCAGAGCCTGATTAACTTCAGAAGCAGTCAAATAGGCAGTCGTGAAGTTGCAAGCATCGGGCATAACATAACAAACACCGTCGGTAATGGTAGTCACAACAACCTCAAGATCAGTGATAGCACCCGTTCCAGTCGACCAATCACCAGCTCCGATTTGAGAAGCGTTAGTCAACCAGTTGGAGTTATTCCAAATTCCGGCAACAGTCAAATTGATATTTCCTGAAAGACCCGGGTATAGATCTCCAGACTCCAGAGACAGACCAAGATCAGAAGGTGTGAGGATAATAACACCTCCCTGCATCCTCCACTCTTGGAAAGACTGGTTAAGACCGTTCTTAACAGAGATTCTCCACGCCTCCTGCATAGACATAGTCGAGCAGAGACCCGAACGATTGTTCAGAGTAATCGAAAGACCACACCCAGCCGTGAAATTAGCTGTAGCCTGTCCTACCTGAAGATACGCATCAGCATACGATACGGCAAGAGGAGTACCAGAATTCTGAGCTCTCTGTTGGCAAGAAGGACGACACGCGATTATGATCTTAGAAGGCATATTCTGGAGACGAAGAGTCTGAGAAGCACCACTAATAGCCGACTTTAGAGAGGTGGTAAGACCTACAGCTTGAGTCGAAAGGGTATTTGTATAAACTTGGATGTTCTCATAAGAATATTGAAGAGTTCGGGGGATATTTACGAGGGTAGTATCAACCGAGCTTACAACCAACTCAAGATAGGCATTAGCACCAAGAGAAACAGTATAACCAGCGGGATAAGGGGCTCCCTTGCTCATCGTGAACATCTGAGTAAGAGATGACATCGAGTATTGAACAGAAAGAGTGTTAAAGTTAGAAAAAGGAGATTCACGGTCATAGATAGATAGAGGAGAGCACAGAACAGGCTCAACAACCTCATACGTGACAGTGTTCTCAGTCGATGCGATGGGCAAGAACGAAACGCGAGAAACACCATCTGGGCAATTGTAGAAAGACGAAAAGGGCTGAGCCGAGGTGGGTTGGCCAAGGAATACAATAGGTTGGCCGGTAGTAGGGGCGGTCGCAGTCAGAACAGATGAAACAAGAGCGGGCGACTGATCGGCCATTGTGGGAGCCTCCGTCGCGTATTTATGAAGAAAGCCTTTAGGATACTGGCGCTTAAGCATACCCAGAGACTGACGGAGAGGGCAAGTCACAGTCTGAGAATTGATAATGACTTGGAGCGAGTCCGTGCACGAGGAAAGGGGGAAATCGGCGAGAACCATAGTCGGGCCATTCCAAGAAGGAGCAGTAGATTGTAGTTCTACGGGAGGCGCATTAGTGCACGCAAGAATAACTTGATAGCGAACACGGAACAAACGATTAATTGTAGAATTAGAAAGTGAAGGCAGATTGACGTTGTTAAACAACATTTGAGAAACAGTCACCGTTCCATTTGTGGAAGTAAGATTGTAGTTTACCGCACTACCAACGATTTTAACGGTATAGAGGTCTTCACCTCCAGAAACGTTTATAGAGTCCGAAATAACTTTGCGAACTTCGTGAGACATTTATTATAACGAGTTATAATAAATTTTTTATTTTTATTTTCAATCTCTCTATCAAAAACGTTTGTTGAAAATGATTTTGCAACTGAAGTTTTGACCATAGGGAATGTATAGGGGATATTGTGAACCGTCGAGATACTGATAAAGAACTTGAATTTGAATGCGAGAGATTGGCTCCGTCGATGAGAGCACTAGAGGATTCAAAAAGTTCGGTTGGATGTCCAGAACATTCGAAATGTTATTCATCAAATAGCCTTGAGATGAGACTGGAACGTTGAAATCTGCAAACTGGTTAGAAGCATTATTCTGCCCAAATGCATTAGCTCCGAGAAAGAACAGAGTATTGGACTGAAAGATGATCTTATCCAATTGGTTAAACTTCCACATACTCAGCACTTCCTGCATAATAGAGGTTGATGCCGGAATAAGTGTATTCAGGAAGTATCCCACATCTAACAAATCGGGAGTCGATTCAAAGTAGAGAATACCGTGAAGCTGAGAGTTGAACAGAATACCATTACCAATTGTGGTGTAATCACTCGAATATGTCATTGTGCAAAAGCCCGTTTGGACATTTAAGGCTACTGTCGGGATATCGGTTATCGTTCCACCGTTTGCCAATAGTCGAGTATGTGCTTCAATGAAAGTTGCATTCAGAGCGTTAATTAAAACTGCATACGTCCAGACAGGAACCATTCCGGCGAAGGTATCTTCTCCATCTTTAGCGTAGATGTTTCCCCAGAAAGTAGCGTTATTAATCCACTGTTGCGTAAATGTAGCTGGAGCCATCGAAACGGCACTTACTCCCTTTACACCGATTATAAGCTCTCCATTTCCTCCGAAACTCAACGCATTTTTAGCGATTGATGTTATGAGTTTTCCAGCGTTATTATAGGGTAGTCCTACTTGCGTTTGTCCAGCTGTGAGATTGAAACACGTAGCCGTCGAATTGTAAGATGTTAAAACAGCACCGGTGCATCTTATGGATGCGAGAGGAGTCACCGATCCTGATAGTTTCGAAAACACAAATGGAACACCAGCATTAGTGACTCCACTGTAGAGCAATCCATCCGCCATATTTATAGCATACAGCTGATTAGGGTTTTTAGTCCCAAATGATATTGAAGCGAAATTCGTCATTCCAGATGTTCCAACATTTACAAATGAATAGGTGCTTGTAATAACGTTCGGAACATACATAAAGTTGTTAATTGTGTAGGAAGCGTCAGGAGAAACAACCGAAGTTATGGAGTTTGAATTAATGTTATAGACTGTGAACGAATCACCAAAGTTTTTAATATAGAGCTCATTCATATTATTGTTGGATGTGAGGAAAGTAGCCCCGGGGTCTAATTGAAGACCAGACAAGAGGACATTAGCAGTTATTGTTGCATACGCTCCGTCAAATGCGAACGAACATATAAGGTCTGCAGTCCCAGCATCCGCGAGCGAGGAAGTCCCAATAAAAAAGCCCTGATATTGTCCCGATATTGGTTGATATGCTTTTATGTTATTGATAGCTACCAGAGTTGCTCCGTCTGGTAGATTTGTAATTACACTCGAAACGGGTTGAGTATCAATATACACAAGAACCGGAGAAGCTGGAACTGTGATATCATAAACAAATATTTGAGTATCGGCACTAAGTCCAATATAGTTTTTAGATGTTGTATTATCGAACCACGTTGTAGCCGAGAAGTTATTACTATCTGAACCAATCGTTAAAACTCCAGTCGTTAATGTTGCGAGAGTAGTTAAATTATACATCGAGACACAATTAAGTCCTCCAGGTGCATAAGTGGCAACGCAAACAGCGACTTCTGGAATTACAAAAACTCCATTCGGAATTTGATTACCAGCCTGTCCAGTCTCTATTTGGACATATGAGGTCTCTTGTAATGATTGAGAATTAAGCTTCATCAAGAACATTTTCGGTGGCGTCGAGCTATCATAGGCAATTCCAAAAGTTTGATTGGATCCTGCATCATAACATACACCAGCGCTAAAAGTAGGTGCTTGGTATGCGACGCTTGGAAATGATGGAGCCTGATAGATCTTATTACTTACACCAGTTTGAACAGATGGAGAGTTATAGCCAAAAGAAGCGCGTGTAGTCTCACCGACTCCAAATGTCGCAGGTTTTCCAGTGTATACAAGTTTAGGAACTATGTTATAGCTCGCGTAAAGAAGGTTATCAGTTCCGACTACGTAGGTTGTGTCTGCTGGAGCTTTTGGAAGAAAGGCCAAATCTTTAATGCCAATAGAGGGGCTAATTTTAAAGTTAGTATCAGAGGTCATATAAGTTCCAGAGTTAAGATTATCAACTCCAAGGAATGCTAACTTATTGTGAACAGAGTCTATACCGGCTACGTGAGCCTGATCTGTTGTTAATGCGATTGACGAAAGCGGTTGTTCTGATACCAGAGTTGTGAACTCCGTAAAAACACCATCGCTATAAGGAAGAGATAGAGTATTTCCAGATGTCGATAGACCATAAGCGATATTCCCGATAACAACAAACGATGATGGGTGGCCGTTAAATGTTCCAGTGGGATAAACAGTGGTATCGGAAATAGCATCAACCATATTTCCAGATGATGCGTTTTCTCCGTAAAGAAAATCGCTCGGGATTCCTTGGTCGACAATAACAAATCGATTCTGAGCCGATAACATAGCAGAAGGAGCTGAGATATGTTGAATTCCGGCGGGTTGAAAGTCATTGAGTGGCAGGAGTGTTGTATCATAGAGTGTGCAATGGTTGTTGTTGTAGCCTATAAGGATATGCTGATCTGCGCAAACAGTAGCAATATTTGTTAAAAGAGCTCCCGCCTTATTAGTTGTAATACTGGCTACATAGCTCAATTCAACAGATGTGAGACTATTAACATTAGAATAAACCTGAACAGTTGAACCAGTTATAGCCTCGTCTGCAATATAAACTGTTTGATTTGGAGCAATTGCGATTGATTGGATGGCGTCGAATCCATATGTAGCCAGAACATTTCCAACTGTCGAGAAGATAATAAGATTTGGATAGAGAGTCCCACCGTCTAAATTAGAGGCGAGGTATAAATTTTCGTAGTCATCAACAACCATCTGACCATATCCAACTGCAATATCTGGAGAGATTGAATATGAAAAAATGGGAGTAAGAACTCCAGTGGGTGTGTAGACATATTTTCCAAAAGTTCGGGCTACCGCGTCGAGATTGTAAATAAAGTTTTGATTCGTCGCTCCAATCTGACGAACAAAAGCTTGACCCTCTACAACTGTTCCATTTGCGAGGGTTTGTCTTAGGATAATACTATACGTTTTTAGGGGTAAATTAGCACTTGTCAAGGGTATATTTAATGTGATTCGGGCTTTGTCGATTGCCGACACATAATCACTTGCTTTCTGAACAAATGGGGCGATTTGTGTGATGTCAAAATTGGCCAAAACATCGGTTGCTCCGTTGTTATACACGGCGGGGCTAAAATATGTATTTGGTCTTGAACATATATCTGTCATTTCTTTATTGTAAACAAGAATAATAATTTTTCTTATTAATAAATGAGTAATGAATTTGTATTTGTTGGTTTCGGAGCAGTAGCCTATGGACTGGTCGAAATAATGAATAAAGAAGGACTATACAAAAAGACTAAGTTTATTATAATCGAACCCCGAGACCTAAAAGCTAATGGACGGTGGGATGTCCTTAAAAATAGAAAGCCTGTTTGGGTGAGAGAAGCAGTCACGCCAGAGAACTGCGGAGAGTTGTTAGACCCTGTTTTGAATGATAAGGCGACTCTTATTAATCTAAGTGTTGATGTTGATAGCATTATGTTATTGAATAAAGCTAAGCAACACAAGGCATTATACATAGACACTTCGCTCGAAAATTATGAAGAAGATGGGCACAATGAAGTAGGAAATACCTACGCCAAAATCAAAGAAAATACCTTATACTATCGTCAACTCTTGGCAGAACGAGAGATGAAAGGTAGCAAACAAACCCGTGTATTGTCTTTCGGCTTCAACCCTGGAACGATTGTTGAGTATGCCAAGAAATCCCTTGTGGAGTATGCTAAACTCCGAAAGCCAGAAGCCCTCTATAATTGGAAGGGAGACTATGCCAAATTATGCCACGATCTTAAATGTGAAGAAATTCTTGTTGCAGAATATGATAGTCAGAAGACAAAACTAAAGCCAAATATTGACCTGTTTATAAACAGTTGGTCAGCTATTGGGATGCAATGTGAGAGTCTCGATAACGCTATGTTAAATCTAAATAACGAAGACATAGCCTACTACACAAAGGAAGGAATTAAGATGATTCGACCAGAAGAAAAAGGTTCTCACATTCGATTTCTTCCAGAGAGAGCAATGAATGTTTTTCGGAGATGCTATGGTGTTGACCACGAAGGGAACGTATTTCAGTATGAGTCCCGATTACTTCCGCATATGGAGATTGCCACTATGGGAGCCTATCTAACATACAAAGGAAATAGTCCAAGTATTATGTATTGCTATCGACCTTCTGATGTTGCCTTGGAGAGTCTGGAATTTTTAGAAAAGAACGACTACAAAATGTTAAAAGAAGATTATGTTATGTGGGCGAAAGATATTGAGCCGTTAGGGTTTGACTCCATTGGTGCATTATGTAAGTTCCGACGGGAGGATGGAGAATTGGACTTGTTCTGGGGTGGCAGTGTTATATCTATAGAAGATTCAAAAGCTATGGGGTTTAAATCCGGATGCACTATTATACAGGTAGCTGGAGGTATGAACTCGGCATTGAAGTGGATATTAAGAAATCCTACGAATGGCCTAACGAATCCTGAAGAAATACCGTTTGAATTTATTCTTAAAGATGCTAAGCCTTATATGGGAAGAGAGTTTTTTAAACTCCTTGATGTGTAAACTACGAAGGAATTAATCCCTTTGGGGCTCCGAAGGAGTTAGATTGTATTAACAATGTTAATAAAATTAATCAATATGTTGTTTCACTCTCATATCGATAAACTGAGAGATTAAGAGTCCAAGAGTTTCTTCATCCGTATAATCGGCAACTTTTCGGAGTCTTGTCATCTCCAATCCGGTGAAAGGATTGAAGTCCTTAAGAGTTGTTAATGCTCCTACAACTTCCTTTTCAATCGAATCGGGATTATAGTAGAGAAATCCGTTTAGTCCAGTTCCTGTAAATGCCCGAACTCCGATCTTGAGAACATTATCGCCAAAGATTGCATCACCATACAACCCCTTACAGTTGTTAAAAGCGAAGCTTTCCACCTTGGTTAACGTCCTTGGAAGTGAGAGCTTTAGCGATAAATTAACACAATCACTAAAACATCCACTTTCGATAACTTCTATCGATTCAGGAATGTTAACAGTTTTAAGTTCTGAACATTCGGCGAATGCCATAACTCCAAGAGTTTTAATAGTATTTGGAAGCTCAAGATGCTGAACTCTGGATTTGTGCATAAACTCTTTGGCAATAGACACTACTGTATAACCCCACATAGACTCAGGAACTACGATTTTAACGCTCCAATCGAAACCCTCCGGAGGGTTAAATTTTGTTATCTCTGCTGTGTCAGCATCGAGTTTAGTATATTCAAACATTCTCTTGAGAGTAATATCCGTCATTTATATATTGATAGATTTAATATATTTTTTATTTTTTATTTTTTGCTGTCGCTCGCAGATAATCCGATTTATCCATATAGCATATTCCCGTTCCAAAAAGAACGTTTTTAAGACATAGATAAACAACTATAGATTCGGCCATATCCTGCCATACATCACCGCCAATAATATAAGCATTTTTGCGAGTTTTTACTTTTGCCGAATACTTTATTACGGCGTGTTTAGCCTCATCTCTTGAGTATTTCCGAATCATTTCAATGTGAAGTTTTACAAACGCATTTGTGCTTTCAATTGAACAATCCTCGTATAGAACATAGATGTTATCATCATTCATTGGTAGTTCTGCCATTTATATATAAAAAATATATTAATTATATTCTATATAAATGAACTTCTATTTTTCCTATTATGGACGTAAAAAAATAGGAGAATATAAATTATACCGTCCCCACTTTCCCCCTAACATCTCGACATTTGTTGAACCTTTTTGCGGAAGTTGTGCCACTGCTTCATATTATTGGCAAGAAAATAGGAATGCAGATATTGAATACCATATGAATGACTTTGATGAAAGTCTAATTAACAAAATAGCCCATCTCAGAGAACCTGATAATCTTCTTCGACTTATCAATGAATACAATAAAAAGATTGAAGTTATCCCAAGTAAAGAGGATTACGTTTTAGAGTATAAAGAACATCTTAAAAATCCCACAGTGTCTGGCTCTTTTTATTTTAGCAAATGTAGAGGTATGAGAGACGGTCTCTATCCTTCAAATAGAAAGATTTCTAAAGTTGATCCCAAACGATATGACTTGATGAATAAATTTTTTAAAGATGTTAAACTAACAAATGAGGACTTCTCAAAAATATTAGAAGAGTATAGAGATATTGAAGATGCATTCTTATATCTTGACCCTCCCTATCTCGATAGTT